TATGTTGCTGAGTTAAATGTTACAGCAGATGGAGCAACCCAACCAACCGTAACAAAACCACCAGCAACTGGATCATAAAAAATAAAACCAGAATCACCAGGATTGGTTGTAATACTGGCAGTTCCATTAATTGTATTTGGGTACACTGGAGTAATGCTTAAAGAACCAGTACCGTTATTCCTAAATCCAATATACCAACCGGTGCTTAATGACGATGTATTTGGCAAATTAAAATTACCAGCACCGCTATTCCAAACAAAAGTAGCGGCACGACTAGCATTAGTAATGTTAGGACTAGATGTTACATCAACTGTATTTTGTGTAGTAGCTAATTGACCATTAACAGTAGTTAAACCAGCACCAGCTAAAGTAGCTGCATCGGCAAACGATGTGCCAACACCAAAGGCTACATTGCCCCAAATGCCACCAGCGGAAGTGTTATCAGTAAGATAGAAATAACGAGCATTACCACTGGATAATGTGACTGAATTTGCGCCAACATAATCTTTGATTGTGACTGAATTGGAACCCAAGTTGCGGAACAAAATGTCCGCACCCACTGTACCTTGGTCAGCTTCTGGTAAATAGATAATAGAAGCATTAGCGTTAGAACTACCAGACACGCAGTCAATGATACGAGCAGCAGGAATTTCTCCAGTTGCTTGATTAACAACGGAAGGCCAATAGAGATTTGTTGGTGTGCTAAATGAGAGAGCATAGTAAGATACATCTGTTGGAGTAACAACAGTACCGGTAAAGGGCGATGTGTAAACTGGTGTAGTCATGTATTAGGGTTCCTGAACCGAAGTATTGCGATCCACACGACGAGCGTTGTCTTCTTTCTTAAGCGCTGCAAGTGCATCGGTGTAATATTGTTTCCAAACAGGCAATTTATCAAGTGCCTTCAAGTAGCCTTGAGCTTGTAATAAAGAACCATATAGCATTGCTTGTGGGGCAATTGCTGTCCACAAGTTTTGTTGGTTTTGTTCATCCAACGGCTGAATCTCAGCGTAGTAGATAATTTCTACTGGATATTTTTGATCTGGAGCTGGAGCAAAATTCCAATTACTATAGTCGTAATCAGAATAATATTGTGGCTGAGCGTTAGAAGACTCAGCCAAGTATTGAGCGATGTAGTCTTGACTACGAATGAGCATTGGCTCACCATTTACCTTCATGGACACAGTTTTGCGCCAGCGAGCGGGTTTATTTAAAATGGTTTGGTTGGTTGCCAAGTTCGTCTCGACAACAATTAATTGCATATAGGTTTTTAATTCAGCAGCAATAGAAGATTCAGCCAACGCAATAAGGTTGGGAATCTGAGCAATAAAGTCAGCGTCGTTACGCTCCATGTATTGCTGGATATTAAGTACTAACGAATCATAAGTCATTACAACAGCCATTTATTACCTCGTGTAGTAGCTTATGTTAGGTTGGAAGTAGATAGGTGACTTATCACGATCTTCTTCTTCAAATTCTTGACGTGCAACAAGCATCATCTTTTCCAAGTAAGTTACCCGATTAATATCCACATTAGGCAACTGCATTGCTAGTTTATGGGATAGGGCTGCTTGGAAATAAGGGATGGCACGATCTGGCATGTACAGATCGTTTGTTAATGAACCAACATCTTGGGGTTGTAGTTCCAAGATGGTTTCAAAAATTTGGAAATTGTTGTTTGGCACTGGCCACAAATACATCTGTGGATCGATTTGACGATTAAACCAGTATTGCAAAGAGCGCTGACTATTGAACTGCTTGTTAGGCAAATCAAAATAGTCTGTACGATTAAGGCGTGCTAATGGAATAACTTGCTGGCTTTGAGCAAATTGAATAGCACGCAATGAATAGGTTGAGGTAGTATTACGGTTTTGCAAACGATAGTAGTAGAACTGCTGTGTTGCATTAATCTGGTAATACTGCCACTGAAAGTCTGATAATGTTACAGAATCAAAAGACTGCCAAGTTGTCCAGTTAATACCATCGTTACTTACCTGTAAATCCAATGAGTAAGTTGTGGTAGTGTTTGGAGAATAGGCGTTAAATCCAACATAAAACACACGAGTCTGTTGACTATAGGACGCACCAAAATAGTTTTCAGACAATGTGGTTGTTGCATGTAGGGATAAATCAGAGTTGCTTGTTTGATTAAACAACGCTGGAGCATTGGCATTATCTAGTGGCAAAGCAGCAGAAATGCTTGGGTTGACTGCATATACCCAGTTTACTTCCAAAATATCGACTGTGTTTTTAGGCATGGTCAAATATTGTTGGTTAGTCTGAGCACCCAACACTTCTACTTTTTGCAACCAAATATTAATGCCACGGTTTACTGAGTTTTGGAGGATATAAAATAACGCCTGTTTACCGGCGTTGATGTACTCAGGCGTGATTTCCTCAGCCGTTTTTCCTGCGTCACGATAGGCGTAGGAGATCAGCTGATCAATATTAACTTGTGTTTGATTGTAAGTACCTGAGTACGCCAAGATTATCTTCCTCTGCCAGAGACACGCTTAGGTAAAGATTTTACTTTTACGCCAGTGTCTGCTTTGTTGAACTCTTTGGCTACTTTAGTTGGCACACCAACCTTTTTTGCAAACTTAGGGTTGTGTGCCGCAGCAGCCATCAAACGCTCTTGAGCTTGTGATTTAGATGGCATATTAGCAAACCTTTTTGCCAGCTTTATACTTGTTTGGCATTTCCTTAGCGCCAGATGGAGCCATTGCGGCTTTACCAGACTGCTTGCTCTTAATCATAGCAACAGCATCACCCGCTGGTTTGTTCTTTTCTTTTTCTACATCAGAACCACGGAATGCTGGCTTTTCGCTTGCTTTAGAAGGAGCGGCTGCTTTAGTTGGTTTGATATCTTTGGTCTTGCGGATGTTATCCAAGTCACCAGAAGTCTTCTTGTTGCTGTACTCATTATCAACAGAGCCACCAACTTTATACTTACGAACAGATCCGTCTTCTTTTTTAGAACGACCACCTTTACGCAATTTGATTTCTGTTGGCTCTTTGTGGTGTTCAGCTTCATCGTGCTCTTTAAAAGCTTTCTTGATGAGGGCTTTGTCTTGTTTCAAATCATCTTTGCTGACATCACCGCCTTTTTTGTATGAACCACCGCCACACATTTTTTCAGCTTTAACATGCTTGCCTTCTTTAAAGCATTGCATCTTAGGTAGTTTTTTGAATCCGTCTTCCATAATATTCCTCGAGGTTAAATTAAAAGTGGAGTGATCAGCTCCTAATACTACTTATGCACAAAAATGTGGTTTTATGCCCCTAAAAACAAGGCTTTTTCAATTCGTCTTCGATTGATTAAATCCGCTGGTTTATTCCAATTTAAAAAAGCGTTACCAGCTTTTTTAATATCGCCTCGGTTAAGGTGTCGAATTACTTCAGATTTAACCATATTGTCTGGGCCTATGTTATGGCATAGACTCATTAAAGCATCAGCTTGCTCTCTAGTCACAGTCGTGTTTAGATTGGTTTTAAGGGCTGTAGAGCACTTTTCTAGGTCACGGTATAGGATACCCCTTACCTCATCCTCAGAAAGCCTCCTATCCATTAAATAAGCCTCCTGTGACTTAATATAATGACCAATGCCTATTGTCCAGTTTCCTTGACTATCTTGATAGGCTTTATAACTCTTGCCTTCAAAATGCTCAATCAAATCGATGGTTGATTGAGCTACCCATTCAAACTTGGTTTCGTAATCTTGTAGCCAGTTGGCTAGTGGATCGTAATTCACTGCACCAAACGAAACACCTAATGCACAAATGCAGGACGCAATTATCCTTATCATGGTACCTCCTATCTGCTTTTACTGCAAATATTAGGCTGCTTTGCCTGATAAAAAGAGAGTTGCTTCTGCATGGCGACGCTTGAGTAAGCCAGCCATTACATGTCCGCCAGCTTTATCCCATTTAAGGAACTCTTCTGCCGCACCGTCAAAATCACCCTCGTTAACCTTTTTAAGCAAGGTGGAATGATTAAGGTTGCCGCAGCCGCAATTAAATGCAAAATCAACCAGGGCATCAAACTCTTCTTGAGTGATGTCAGTGGTAACGTGAGCATTTACATCAGCGGCCGCTTTTTGTACATCTTGAGCCAGCAGTTCTTCTGCCTGCTCTTTAGTGATTTCTAAACCTGGGTGGACATCTGGACCAGTGTGGCCATAACCAATAGTCCAAGGGTCGGCACCAGTGCCAGGATCAGGATAGGCTTGCAAACGACAGCCTTCAAATTGTTCAATGAGGTGTAATCCATCTTTTGAGTATTCCATTATTTATTCCTTAATGCGTTATATTTTTGTATAACATCGTTGCGCTCTATTTCTGTGTTGGCGCATTGCTGGGCAAACCCGACAAGAACTTCTGCATCTGGCTCAAGTAATCTGAGTCCTTGACTTGGTATTGGAGCGGAGGTATTTCCGTTGGTTGATACACTGGCGTTGTGCAAGCCCCTAAGCTGAGCAACAACAGTATCGTAGCGATTTTGTACTTCATCTTTATCCTTCTGTGTTTGTTGGGCTATAACACCCTGTTCCTCAATTACCTTATTAACATGCTCGGTAGCTTCGGTATTGACCTTGGCAATCTTAGCCTCGTAATAGTCAGAAGTAGCAAACCAGCCACCGTAGCCACCAAGGAGCAAAGCTCCAGCAACGAGATAGGCAGTGGTTGAGCCACCAGTAAAGAGGGATAGGATGTTACCGAACATTATACCTTGGGAGGAGTTTGTTGTGTGGCTGCCTTACCAGCAATCACAGCGCCACCACCAGTTAAGGTTGCGGCTAAGCCAATTCCTAGCTGGTTAAGGTCTAGGGTTGGGTTATTGTACACATGAATGATAGCGCAGATTGCAAAGGTGAGTAGGGCAAGAAACGCCATTACTCTAGCGATGCAAAATATTTCGCCACAGTCTTCCGTAAAAATATCTTTGAAAAATTTGTTTACCATTTGTATCCCCATGTTGCGTACCAGGCAATTATTGCCGCTACAACAAAGCAATAAAATTGTACCTTTCGCACTTCTTTTAGGTCATGCTGGAACGCTTCATTTTCTCTGCGCTCCATATTCTCAATATCTAATTTAATTCTTAATACTGCATCCCACTCTTTAGCGCCATACTTTTTTACAAAATCTATCTTTAGTTTGGCTTCTTCGTCGGAGATTTGTTTTTTGCGCCTCCAATCTTCTAATGCCTTGATGAGTGCGGTGGCTTTTTTGTGTTCCGCTTCACGTCTAGCACGGATTCGTTCTTGCGCTTTTTGTTGTGCTACAGCCAATCCATCTTGCTGTAGGTGTTCAATGTTTTTACCTAGCTGTTTACCAGCCTCTCTGGATGCGGTTAAAGTGCCGCTGAGGGTCTTAGCGCCCTCTGTGATTCCAAATGGGTCAGCCATATACTCATGGCTTTGTTACAAAGTAGTGGCTAAGGAAACCAACAAACGAGCTCAGTGCTGAGATGACCATCATGCCAGCCCACATACCGCCCTTTGATTTATTGGCGAGTTCGCATAGATACTCTACCGATTTTTCGAGTTTGTCGATCTTCTTTTCCAGTGCGTCAACTGTTGCTACCAATTGGCCGTACTTGAACATGTCGACTTGATTTTCATGATCCATCATTTACTCTTAGGCAGGAGTTGGTTCAGTTACAGCATCCCACGCTTTAGTCTCTTCGTTCCAGCTGTAAACCTTACCGTCTGTTGGGTATGGAGTTGGTGCTTCCCAGATGTAGCTGTCTTGGTTTAGTGTCCAAGATGCAAATGGCTGTGGTGCTGCAAAGCCAGTGCCGTCCCATGTGTAGCCAATACCAGCGTAGTTCTTGTGCAGTGCTGGCTCGCTGTCTGGCTGACCATCTTGACCATAGTGAACGCCGCCACGGGTGTTGTATGAGGTCTGTACCCAGCTTGCTGGATCGCCCAAGGCGCCGGTTGAGATAAAGTCGGGCTCTGCCACGATTACCTGTGTTACTACACCGTTTTCTACTTTAGCGAAATGTGACATTGTGTTTCCTTAAAAAGCGTTACTGTATTTAAATGGGTTAGAGGCAAATGCGGCATAAATTATAGTATTTCCAGAACCATTTATGTTTGTTCCAGAACCACCTACTTGCACTCCATTTGATAAGAAATAACAAGCATTTGTAGATGTTGATTCTGTTCCTTCTGCGTCTGACACATTGGGGTTCAATCGTAATGTTTCTAAATTATAAGGTCCTCTTGACGAATCAAAAATGTACCAGTTTGTAGAACCACTGCTTGCATTTTTAAACATGAAAAATTTTGGTTGAAAACCCAAATAAATAAATGGTCCGTTAGACGAGCCGTTGCCTGTGTACGAGCCAAATTGAGAGTAGCCAGCGATTGGAGCCCAGCAGTATGCTACATAAGTTCCACCACTGGCGTTAGAAAGACCGTCTGTTCCCAATGTTAAAACTGTTGAAGACGGTTTAACAGGTGCAATAGTTGTACTTGTTACAACAGCATTTGTTGTATTTAAAGTTAATACATTTCCAGTTGTTCCTGTAATGTTAGAAATATCAACAAGCCAGTTTTGGCCTGTATCTCTGCGTCTAATGATTACAAAATATGGTGCTGCGCCAACACCATGACCCACTGTTGCTAAATTTGTACCGTTACCAGTATAAGTAACAACACTAAATCCGCTTGTTGTGTTTGCGGATACTTGGCTGGTAATTGAGCCTGCTGTGTTGCTAACGGCGGTGCCGCCTGCTTTCCACTGCCAACCGACAATATTATTTCCAGAGTTATTTACACGAACAGCTGACCCAACAGAAAATCCGGTTGATGTAAAGGCTGTGAGTCCGTTTGCATCAGAAGATTCTGCAGCTGTTGTATTAGAAGCCATGGACAATTGAGCACCAACCACACTGTTTGTTAAAACATGGTCGTAGGCACTACTTCTATTTTTAATCCAAACTAAATCTGGTTGAAAGTTTTGGCCAGCTACTCCATTGGTAATGGTCTGAGTACCGCCGTTACCCGTCCATAGGGTAGCGTTCATGTACAAATTGCCAGCTGGGATTGTTGGTGTGCTCATAATCTTATAGGTTGTAAGTGTTAAGGGCTAAAAATCCTGTTGGTAATGAAGATGCTTGAAATGGTTGTTGACCAAAGTTTGCGTTAACAAAGTTTCCATTAGAACCAACTTCAACATAAGGAGCAACAGATGAAGGCAAATTTGAATATATTGCGTTTGTACCCGCAGAAGGATTTCCTGAGTTAAACCACGTTATAGTTCCAGAAGATATGCTTCCTACCCAAAACTTTCCTGTGCTTGGTGAAATTGCAAAAGCATATGTAGTGCTTCCTGCCATAGTAGTAGTTGCAACTGAACCTGCGTTGTTGTAAACAGCGCTACCACCGTATGTCCAGGCTTTTGCACTTGCATTACCTTGATATGTTGAATTAACGACAGGGATAAAAGTAGAATCTATTACTCCAATTCCAGTTGAGTTGGCGGCACTACTAGTAGTAACTTCAAAATAAAATGATTGAGATGAAGCCATTGTAGAACCAATGACAGATTGATTTCCACTAGCTGTTGTTTGAGTAAATGTTAGATTTCCATTTGTTATTGAGTAATTACCGCTATTAGTCGTCATAAGCGGATTTAACGTTGGGAAATTACTAGCAGTAGCACTTGTCAGCGTTGGGACATCGGTCATCACATCAAGGGTTGAGCCAGTTGTGTATGAAATACCACTTGAAGTCCAGTTATTGCCAGATGGTCCTCGGTCATATTGAATATTGTATGACATCGGATATGTCTGTGCTGTAGTCGCAGTACCGTTGTTTGTGATTGTAAATGCGCTTGTAGAGTTATCTACAAAAGTAGCATTTTGGCAAGTCAACAATTTGGTATTTGTAACCGCAGTCAATGTAGTTGTTGGTACAGTAATGTTTGCTTGTGTTGGGTCATAAACAGCAGAACCGTTTACAAATCGCAAGTTAGATATATAACCATTTACAAAGCCACCAGTGCCGTTGTAGCTGGCAATTAAGAATGTACCACTGGAGCTACCAAATGAGCTGGTAAAGCCTGTTGTTGTAGATGTTCTTATGCCGTTAATCCACATCGACAGGTTACCAGAAGCATCTCTGGACACAGCGATGTGGTTCCAACCACCAGTACCAATTGTTCCTGTTACAAGGTCACTAGAACCATTGTAAAAACGAACTACTGCAGAGTTAACATATAGCTGGTAACCACCCGGGAATGTAACAATTGACGGGTACTGAGATGTTGCAGTAAAGTTATTAAAGTTAACAAAACACTCTAGCGTAAATGGTGTGCTTGATGCGACAACCAAATTAGAGTTGGATGTCAAAGTTAAATACTGATTAGAGCCGTTAAATATGCCTGTATAGCCTTGTTGGTTTCCGTTAAACGGCAAATAGAATCCATTAGTACCGTAGCTGCCGCCGTAGGTAATTGGCTGCCATACACCGTAGCTGTTAAATGTACCGAATGCGTTTGGTGTTAGTGCCTGACCATCTATGAAGTTAATTTCGGTCATTTCACCATCAAAGTTTGGTGTTCCATTTCTAGTAAATGCACCTATTTGAACTGCGCTACCGTTTTGTAAAAAATAAGAATTGGCATTTTGTGAGCAATAAGTAGCAGTGCCAAAAGCAGTAACTTGGTTGCCATTAATGTACATTTTATAACGATTTGATGCCGTTGCTTGTGTTGTATCAATAGACACAACGATATGATACCAAGCAGCTGGGTCACGGAATACTTGAGTTGTTAAAAGCTGACCAATGTTGTAATCAGAAAAGTTTAAATTATCGTTATTAAACTCCATGAAACCGTATTGAGTTCCATTATCGTTTGAGAATAAGTTGTATCGTGTGCTTCCAGATAGTGCACCACGTTTTACCCACATTGACATTGTGCCTTTTTGTTGGCTTGTCGGAGTTGTAAAACTGCGGTTTAAATATGCACTAGCTGAAGTACGGAAACGCAAAGAGTTTCCAACAAACTTGAGTGGCGCTAAGTATCCGCTTGAGGTGAATGTGTGAATTACATTGCCACCAGAGATTGTGACTGTACCGCCAGCCATTTGTTGAGTAGAGCCAGCGTAGCTGATGATTACGATGCCTGAGCCGCCTGAGCCGCCGGTCATTGAGGTTGTGCCGTCACCACCGCCACCGCCGCCACCGCCGGTATTTGCTGTTCCGGAAACACCCGGATTGCCGCCTGCGCCACCGCCGCCTAAACCACCAGCGCCGTAGCCTACGCCAGAGCCAGTGTTGCCACCACCACCACCGCCACCTGCGTAATAGGTTGATGAGCCAGAGATAGAAGATGTTAATCCAACACCACCGGCACCGCCAGAGCCTGCTGTTGCGTTAGAACCAACAGCACCAGCGCCACCGCCGCCGCCAGATGAGAAATTAGATGATATTTGTGCATTACCACCGGTGTTACCTTGCCCAGATGTTCCTGCAGCACCTGCACCAGCGTTGCTTGTACTACCGCCACCACCACCACCAGAACCACCGACTTGAGCTGCTACAGCAGCTCCGCCTGTTCGAGCACCTCCGCCACCGCCGCCGATTGCAGTAGTAGAGACAATACTAAATGATGAGTTTGTTCCGTTATTGCCGCCGTTAGTGCCAGATACTGCTGCACCACCTGCGCCAACGGTAACCACATAGGTTGAGTTAGTGTCAATAGTTGCGCCAGAGCCAGTTACTAAACCACCAGCACCGCCACCGCCGCCAACGTTACCACCACCTGCTGCACCACCAGCTACGATTAAATAGCTTGCTGTCAATGAGGACAATGGGGAAAGAGTTCCAGAAGTCTGGAATGTGTGAATTACATTTGAGCCGCTAGTTGTGACGATACCGCCACCGAATTTCTGTGGAGATGGGTAGGAGATAATCACTACGCCTGATCCACCTTGACCGCCATAAATTACATTTCCACCTGTTTGTGATGAACCCCCGCCACCGCCTCCAGTGTTAGCAGAACCGGGGTTTCCGTTTGTATTGCTTGTTGCGGTACCTGCGCCACCACCACCATTACCGCCTGAACCTGCAGTTCCTCCCGTTCTTACGCCACCGCCACCACCGCCAGCGTAGTATGTTGCTGTCCCTGATATTGAAGAAGAAATACCAACGCCACCTGAACCTGCGGTACTTCCTGAGCCATTTCCTCCTGCAGCACCAGCTCCGCCACCACCTCCAGCTGGATAATTACCTGAGCCTGTTCCTCCGTTTGAACCACCAGCGTTACCTTGTCCAGAAGTTCCACTACCAGCGGTTATACCTGCGCTACTATCATTACCTGCACCACCACCTGAGCCTCCAGATAAACCACTTTGTTGTGTTGCGCCTGTACCACCACCTCCACCTCCACCACCTACGGATGCGGTTAAAGTGCCAAACTGTGAATTTGAACCACTAACACCTGTTGAAGTTCCTGATGCTCCACCAGCACCGACAACAACAGTATATGATTGCGTTGGATTAAGAGATACTGTACCAGTTAAGAGACCACCTGCACCACCGCCACCTTGACCACCACCGTTAGTTGTACCACCACCTGCACCACCGCCAGCGACGACTAGATAGCTTGCAGAGACAGTAGATAGCCCTGTCCAGCCAAAGGCTGCGAGTGCGGCTGCTCCAATTTTAGATAAACGTGGCATCTATAAGACCTTAAGCGAATTTAGTTTGTGATGCGAGTACTGTGTATGTTGCGGATGCTGTCTTGATGATAACAAAAGTGTAGGAGTCAAGCGCTGAAGCATCACCGCTAGTTGGGGCAGTACCACCCTGCCATTTAGGAGTGACGGATGTACCGTCAATGGTAAACGCACTTGGGTAATACGCTGTTGTGCTGTTAGTCACAACCAGTGTGCAAGACACAGAATCGCCTGTAGCTAATGCTGTGTTAAGTGATGTTGTGCTAGAGTACGCAAAGTTAAGCGTAAAGTTGGTTGTTGCGTTAGAGGTTAGGTATTGAACCGCACCGTTAGCCAAGTACAAGTTTGTTGTGCTGGTTGGCGCTGTGGCTGATACGTTAGCCGCTTCAACAATGTTCGGCACCTTAAACGCTGGGTAGGTTGCGCTTGAGGTAATGGTAACTAATGCAGTACCAGAAGTCTGACCGATATACAACTGACCCGTTGTATCAAGGCGCATTTTTTCTGAACCGTTGTTATAAAATGTCAACGGTAAGTATGTGCCAGTTCCGTTGATACCAGATACTAATTGCACATCGGTAGAACCGTTTGTGGCAATTAAGACTTTAGATGCGTTAGTTGGGTCACTGTTATTTGTGGCTTGCCAAGATGCTGCAGTAGATGTACCATTCGGTAAAGCGTAAATACCAGTTGTGCTGTTTGCTGTACCAGTTTGAAATGCTGTTCTAGTAGCAAAAGTTGCGTTACTAAAATCACCTTGGAAACGAGCAGATGAACCCGTTGCACCAAGGGTAAATATTGTTCCGTTATATGCTAAGTTAGCAGACTGAGCAACTACGCTAGTTGAACTTGAATAAAATACACTGTTTGCAGTAAATGTTGTTAATCCAGTACCACCGTTAGTAGTTGCTAGTGTACCAGCAAGCGTAACAGCGCCAGAAGTTGCTGTACTAGGTGTGAGACCAGTTGTACCAGCGCTAAATGTAGTTACTGGTGAAGCGTTTGCTGAACTAGCTAATAGTGTAACTGTTCCGCCGTTGTTTTTGTAATACAACTTACCGTCGGTGATATTGATCGCCAATTCGCCGTTAACGAGGTTGCCAGCGGTCGGCACATTGGAGGCCGTTGTGCTGTAATATAATTGAATGGGTGTGTAGCCGCTTTGTGCCATTTAGAATGTTCCTCCGGATATACCGACGTAGTTTGTTGCTGTTATAGTTGTGCCCGTAATGGCGGCTGCCGTCGATGCACCAATTGTTGTTCCGTTAATAGAGCCACCAGTAATTGCTACTGCGTTGGCGTTTTGTGTTGACATTGTGCCTAAACCATTAATTGCGGTATTAGGTATTGTGGTTGATGCTGTAATGTTGCTTGAACCATTGGCATACATATAACCAGTCAAGCCAGTTACTGCCAAGTTTACGGTGGTTAAACTGGTAAATGATTCAGAGTTAGAACCCGGAATCTTTTCCCATACACCGCCACTGAAAATTGCCCAGTCGCCAACAGACCAATCTGCAACACCGTTAAGGTTTGTTGTACCGGCCACAGAGACCACATAGTAGTAACCTTGTGTGCCAACGCTTGATGTTAATGTTGGTGTATTGGTTGACGCATTCCATGTGCCCTGATAAGCTGGCGCATTGGTAGATGTATTTGTTACGCTGGTAATCTGTCCTTGTGCATTAACTGTAAATACTGGGATTACAGAGGCAGAACCGTATGTTCCAGCGGTTACTGCGGTATTGCTAATTGCAATCGTAACTGGGCTACTGCCATTAAAGCTAGTGCCCGATAAACCAGTACCAATCGTTAATGTATTTGGTGTATTGGCGGTTACAGTACCGCTTGAACCTAAAGCAATTGCTGTACCGTTAATAGTGACTGAGCTATTTGCTAAGCTACTATTTTGGATAGCAGTATTAATTGCACTTGATGGAATACTGATTGTTGCATTAGCCGCGGCAGTAAGCTGACCTTGTGCGTTAACCGTAAAGGTTGGCACAACCGCAGCTGAACCATAACTTGCTGCCGTTACAGCAGTATTACTAATAGCAATCGTAACTGGCGCAGCGCCAGTGTAACTTGTACCAGATAAGCCAGTACCGATAGTTAATGCACTTGGGTTAGCTGCAGTAATTGTGCCACTAGAACCCAAAGCAACTGCTACCCCGTTATAGGTAACAGAGCTATTTGCCAATCCACTGTTTGGAATAGCAGTATTAATTTGGTTTGCAGCAATACTAATTGGTGTATTGCTTGCAGAGGTAATCTGGCCTTGAGCGTTAACAAGGATTGATGCCACATTACTTGCTGTGCCGTAAGATGCCGCAGTAACGCCAGTGTTGCTAATTGAAATAGTAAC